CTTTAAAGTGTTGGTGCACCAAGGAGTGCGAGGAATCGAACCGACTACATAAGTAGGCCAACAAACTGTCCGTGTTTAGGGCAGAACCACACCAGTGGTTTTTGTTTTCGGCTATTTTAGTAGCCTAGGGTTTTTGAACAATTTGTTTCTACTTAAACAATCCATTCATAATTTGGTTAATCCCACCCGCTATCTGGCCATAAGGGCCTGGCAGCATGGCGAGTGAACCAGAAATTGTTCGGACCGAGCGTTTTATAAAGTCCCAAAATCCAGCATTCTCATAATAAGAAACTGCATTAGGGGAAGCTCTGACCATAGCCATATAGGCAGAAATGGCCGCTGGGTCATAGAGTGGAGATTGTATTGTATACTGGTACAAAGGTGAGCTATTCTGGATCTGATATTCCAGAGAAGCCCATGACTTCAAGACAAAAGTATTGTCTTTAGCACCAGAAATTCTTATAACAACAGTGTCTAACTGTCCGAAACCTGGTATATTCTTACCTGGACCATTTAGCAGGCCGTAGCAGCCGGCAGGTACAGTTGAGGCTAGAGTACGTTTAGGGACAGTTCGATAACCCTCGAATGTGGGAGTAAAAGGGAAGTCATTATTGTTCTGATGGGCAGCAGTAAAGCAGCCAAGATTTGATGGTGAAGTGTACTGGTCTGAGTTCTTAGAGATAACTGCTTGCAACCCATTAATGGATTGGTTAGCTCCGGAGGCATCTAAAGTAGGAGCTGTTGGTAGGTCAACAAGACTGATATAGTTAGAGATGGAGCATTTAAGGGGTATCTTAAAAACTGAAATGGATCCAGTCCATGTCATATTGTTGGTGGTAGGAACTAACTCAACTAACTGTGACATGTACCGAAAGGCAGTAACAGTGTCAGAAGCCGTACGTTCCCCTGTCCCAAAAAGGCCATCAAAGGAATCGTAAAACTGAGCTTCCCATTGGGTCTGGTCAGTTGGAATGCCACCGCCTGGGACCACGAAGTGCGAAACTCCGGGAACAGGTGGCACTATAATGAAATAGTCATCTGTAGGTACGGTGATGCTAGAGACCAGACGGTCCATATGGACTAATGTACGCCCGGTGTACTGATCTGGGATCCCACTTGGTGTAAGGATCGGAAAATCGGGTGCAGCAAAAGCTGCTTTAAGCCAATCAACTCCGGGCTTTGTAAGTTTACTGGAGCTGGCTGCCCCACCATTTTGTAAATAGCGCGCGGTGGGGGTGCGCCGTATAGGGGTGTTAACACTCCCTGGCTGGCGCAGGGTCAAGGCCATCGCCTTGCTCGGTGCCATTGAGAGTTGTCTTGGGATCGTCGCAAGCTTGCGGCTTGCAGCTGGTCTTGTAGACATTCTTTTGTTTTGTATTTTTGCCATTGCGGTTTGTGTTAACTTTTGCTTTAATAGTGAGTTTTGCTTTCATGCTCTTGTCACAATTAGATTTTGGTTTTCGTCGGGTACCAGCAGACTCATTACGCTTCTTTATGCCTGGAATCACAATTTTTGTTGTGATCCCTGGGAAAATAGGGCTGAGTTTGGCCAAGCTGGTGGTTCGATCGATATGCCTACAAGCTTCAATAATTTCATCTTCTGATTTATTCATTAAGCCTGCTATCATTGTGACGCACGTTTCTTCACTAAGGTTGTTGGTGTATGGCCCAAGTTTTAGTTTCCTAGAGTACTCGGGGTCATTCTTATCATTACCTTCCTTGCAACCGAGGCGCCTTGCTAGTGAGGCTAGGTTGGAAATGATTGGTGTGTTAGGATCTGTCGTTTCGTATCCATACACCTTGTTGCCAAACCCTTCAAGTTTGGTGACATTTTTGTTAGCGACTAAATGTAGTTTCGCGAGCATTCGTGGCACATCACAAATGCTATTTATCCCACCGGGTCCTAAAATATAATTTCTTCCTAGAAAGCTCACGCTATGGTTTCGATCTTTAATCTCTTTTCCAGTTATGCTAAACCCTAAGATGGCTGCTCCCTTCTCGAATATTGATATATTACCGTAGTCGAGAGAATCATCTCCAGATTTAGGGCCTAGGAGCTTCCATGCTTTATTTTTGCTTTCCCCGTTCATTCGATGGCTGACGTAGCTTATGAAGGCGTTAATGATCCCGTTGCCATCAGTTGTTAGAGCTGAGCCACTATGGCGTTCGCTTCCTGTTTTATATTTTAGGTTTGTTTTCCCGTTTACCCCTTGAGATCTATCTTTTTCGTAGATCTCACTGAATTCGGGGTATGCGCTGAAATATGTTGCGTAGATGTCTTTTTCAAAATCTCTGCAGGCTTCGCTGATATGAGCATCAAATTTGCTTTGATCAGTTTCGGCGATAGTGTAGTCAGTGTTTCTCATCAAAAACTTGGTTAGCTCTGTTTCTATCCTCTTAGGTTCCCAACACGAGGCGTACCAATGTGTACGTTTCATGATATGGTTTTTGAAGGAGTAGGTGTAGGCGCTTAAGTCCAAGCATTGTGTTGGTTTGTAAGTGACTATCACTCTGGGTGCTTTGATGTTTGTTTTATCGCTGTCTATGCCCATTGCTTCTGCTTTTAAGAATATTTCTTTCCTGTCTGGTTGGACAAGGATGTTCTGTATTCTTTGGTTTCTCGCTTTTTGTGCTGGGCGCGTTTGTTTTGACAAGGTTTCTGTGTACCCATGGGGGCAGCCTTTACGGTCCCCTATGAGGTGTTGTTTAAATTCTGCAGCAAATGCTTTACATTCAGACGTGAACTCAGTAGTGTTTCGATTACTGGCAACACGTTTTTCGTGCGCGGTGATCTCTGCCGCTTCATTGTTCAGGAAGTTAGTATTTGCATTTGGGATGACTGGTTCCATTATATCTTGCATAGCCATAGTGCTATTCTCGCTAAGATCGGATTCTGTCATTCCGTAGCTAGGTCTTTCTTCTTGTGTGCAATTGGAGAAGTTTATATGCTTGTCTAGCAGTTTGGCGTCTGCTAATTCGCCGCTAACTATTACATTTTGTAAAGTCTGGAAAACCGAGTTTCTAAAATCAAGGTTCTTCCCGTTCGCGGCCTGCCATTGAGATTTTATTTCCCCTAAATCTAGTTTCTTCGTAACGAAGTACTTAGATCTAAGGGAACAAAATGTCTCAGTGGGTATTTCTATGCAGTAGCCAGAACCTTTTTGCATTATCTGCAAGGTTGGTGCTGGTTTAAAAACGACTCTGTATAGAAAGCTCTTCGTCTCTTCGACGGTTGAGCGGTTCAGTTGTTGGGATGTCCAACCCATGACTCTATGTAGTATCTCGCATGGGTTAAATACCACGGTTTTAAGTGTCAGGAATACCATGTGGTGGTTTTCACCATATGGGATTCTATCGACACGATAAACGTAGGTTTTTAGTTTCCTTTGAAGGGTTATTACATCCCTGTCAAAGTCCCATATCTTATGAGTATACTTAGCCCCCCCTTTCACTCTCATAGTGAGGGTGTTAGTTGAATCGAAACTATAATAAGAGTCTTTGTTGAATCCAGCTAGTTTCTGAGGGGTAAAAGTGTAGAATGCGAGATCATGTCCTGCATAGGCATTTAGGTCTTGGTGATAATAATCACAGTCTACAAATGTGATTATTGCGTTTTCAGGAATTGCGTTGTTTCGTGGTTCTAATAAAAGATCTTTGATGTCATAGTAACTATGATTTCCGGGGCAATTTTCCCTCCTACTCGTTGACACGTCATAGCGTGGTTTATTTTGTTGTTTAGCATAACGTGTCAAATTGATGGAGGCTGCATTTCTGAAAGCGGCTAGGTTGCGGTGTGTGTGGTTACGCGCTAGAACTTCCTTGGGGTTTGTTGGTTCAAACTCGATAGCATGACTGCTGCCTTTTCCATTTGGACTTAGGCGCGTCACAAGGTATCGATTGATCAGTAGACTAAACACATTAACGTATTTTTGTCTAACATCAAACTTGAAGGCTTGAAATAGGCTGTAGGTTACTTTCCGTGCCAATAAGGCAGTGAGAAAGCTAATGACGAGTGTAGGTGTCGCCAGGATACTTGGTTTCATTAATGATACACAATGCGATAAAGCTTTGGAACTGGTGGACATGATGTACTAGTTCGTGGGTTTTGTTGCATGTGGGGTAATG